CGGATAAATCCCGAATGCCTAAAAGCTCCTCCCCGTGTGTTTCCTTGTGTTTCTATGTCGGCAAAGCCCTGCATCGCCTTACAATGCCAACACACTTCTGCAGGACACGGATCATAGGAAATTCCTTAAATTATAGCTCCTACATATTTGGCTTGGAAAGGCACTACTACAAAGTAATGTCTGTAAGCCAAATCATTTGTTTGCGTTTTAGTGTTCATTTTTGCCGGTAAGAAATATTGTTTCGTTAAACCGGTTTTCTTGGCAATTTTGGTCGTTACGAAAGCAACCGAAGCCACTTTGTCTCCTGCCTCTTGAATACTATTAAAAGGCTTTTTGGTTTTGGAGCTGTTATACAAAGGCATCACCGGATAAGAGTGAATTTCAAAACCTGCAATAACAGGAGCGGGTTTACCTTTTTTGTAATCCACTAACAAATTGCCAAAACGATCTCTGTCAAGCAATAAGTCGTTCCAATGATCCGATTGCAATACAAGACGTCTGTTCTCGGGGCTCCAACCTGCATCATCGGCAGCTTTTTTCAACGCTACCAAATCGTTATAGGTCAATCTTTTTCTACCGGTGCCGTCGTCATCGCCCGTGGCTTCAATTACGGGTGTATCCGCAGTATTTTGCATAGGCGCAATGGCGTGGATAGCTTTTTTGTATTTCGTGCTGGAAATACTTCTTACCGCAGTTTTGGTCACTTTGTCAATCTTATCATAAGATGCACCGATAATTTGGTCATCGGATAAGGTAACTACTTTGGTTTGGAATTTATCCAAAGTGATTTCAATGGTATCGTCATCATACTCCTGAATAGGAATAGGGTATGTATTGTTATTGATCAATACGTCAACATCGAATTCGGTAGTTGGAACATAGATTTTGTTTTTCTCGGACATTTGTCCTTGATTAATCTGTGCAACATCAACATCCAATTCGCTGATACCGTTCAAAAAACTTGCTTGGTCGGAGTTATCTAAATTATGAATAACTCGTTGTAACCATACTTCTGGAAAATTTTGTGGCATATCTCTACTTTTTAATTGTTTACTGAAAAAATCTTTTTATACTCGTCCGGTCTCTCCACTTTGAATGCCAATTGTTCTTCAAGTGATAACTTTTGGAAGTCATCCGCTGTTTTTACATCGGCTATTCCTTTGTTTTCAATCTTACCGGATAAGGTTGTTTTTGCCGGTATTCCCTCCAACGTAGATTCAAGTAACTGCAAGTTGGCAATTCCTAAATTGACAAAATCTTCTTTTTTGTCAGCCGGAATTTTACCTGCTTTTACACCTTCATCAACGATTCTTTTTACTTCGGCTAACTTTTCTTGCTCTTGTTTTTCAACAATAGCAGATAATTTTAGCTCGGTTGCTTTCTTTTTTGCGTCAAGCTCAACAATTTTTTGGCTTAACTGCACTTCATCAACTTCTGTGTCGGCGGCAAAACCTAAGGCTTGCATTGCCGATTTTGTTAATTTAATTTTTGACATATCTCTATTTTTAAAGTCTTTCGATGTTTGAATTGTTTTGAGCGACAGTGTGAGTTCTTTTGCCTCGTTATCGGTAAGTGGTGTATCACTGTCATCTACATATAATCTTAATGAGTTTGCATTGGAAGGTATAGCAACAATTGACACTTCCATAAGTTCACAAGCCATTAATACCAATTTGCCTCCTATTAGTTGTAGGTTTTCACGCTTGAAACGAATACCCATACTACAACTCTTTATATAGCCGCGCTTAACTTTGCCGGCTATTTTTTGGGCTTCTTTGTCCTCTTTGTCAAACTCGGGAACGCCCGATAAAATACCTCCTTCTTTTTTTACATTATTCCATTTTCCAAGCACACTCCTTGTAGTATTCCAATGGTCATCAAGCATCACCGGATTATTTAAAAATCTGGTTAAATCGATACCATCGGTTCTAATGCTGAATCCGTAGGAGTTTTCTTGTTTCTCGTCATTAAATATAAATCTGTTGCTTTCGGGCATTACATAATATTTTTTTTCATGCGTATTTGTAGTGCAAATATTACTCGGGATTTTTTTGCCTCCAAAAAACCGTCCAGCCTTCGGACACTTCTGTCCGAAGGCTGGACGGTTCTGTCCGAAGGCTGGACACTTTTTTCGTTTTTTGACGGCTTGTAAGCAAATTTGCCTTAAAAAAATGTATGAGAGTTAAAAAACAATCGGAGTTTGAATATGCAAAAACACTGTATTTAGATACTAATACCTCGTTGAGTATTAAAGAAATTGCAGAGAGAGTTGGCGTTCGTGCCAATACAGTAAGCGGCTGGGTAAAAAAACATAAATGGGATAAATTGCGTAAATCATTAATGGTAACCCGCAAAAAACTTATTTCCGACCTATACGACCAACTCGAATGGCTTAATAATGAAATCAAAGCAAGAGAATCCAAAGTGGCGACACCGAAAGAAGCCAATTCAATAGCGGTTATCACTTCAAGCATTAAGCGGCTGGAAACCGAAACATCTATTGCCCAAGTTTATGAAGTGGCAACCGAGTTTCTGGACTTTATCAAACCGCAAGACCCAAAATTATACAAACACTTGATACCTCTTTTTGATGCTTTCATACATACAAAATTAGACTAATGGCAAAATTGAGTAAAACGGAACAAAAAAAATACCTGTTGCTTTGGAAACAATACCGGGATAACACCAAAGCTATAACGCCCATTGACCTAAACGAAACGCCGGCTGAAAAGCTCAAAAGAATTGCCAAACTTGAAAGCAACCCCGAAGCTTGGTTTAAATTTTACTTTCCAAACTTTTATACTTCCGAACCGGCGCCGTTTCATATCAAAGCTACCAAACGGGTTCTAAACAACCCCGAGTGGTATGAAGTCCGATCTTGGTCGAGGGAACTTTCTAAAACCGGTAGAACAATGATGGAGGTTCTATATTTAACGCTGACCGGCAAAAAAAGAAATGTATTAATGGTATCCGATACCGAACAAAATGCCAAAAGGTTACTGCTCCCCTATAAAGTCAATTTGGAGTTTAACAAACGAATTGAGAATGACTACGGGCGGCAACACAATCCGGGACAATGGGAAGAAGGGGAATTTGTTACAACCAAGGGCGTTGCGTTTCGTGCCATTGGGGCGGGACAAAGCCCTCGTGGAACAAGAAACGATGCCGACAGACCCGATGTTATTCTTATCGATGATATAGATACCGACGAAGAAGTTCGTAATCCGGAACGTATCAAAGAAAAAGTAAAGTGGATTGAAGGCGCTTTATATGGAACAAGAAGTATTGATAAACCTTTACTTTGGATAGCTAACGGAAATATCATTGCCAAGTATTGTGCCATTACCGAAATGGGAAAAAGGGCTGATAAATGGGAGATTATCAATATCCGTGATAAAAACGGCAAATCAACCTGGCCCCAAAAAAATACCGAAGAACATATCGATAGAGCCTTGAGCAAAATATCTTGGGCGGCAGGGCAAAGAGAATACTTTAACAATCCCGTATCGGAGGGAGATGTGTTTAAGGAAATAACTTTTGGGCGGTTGCCTAAACTTTCATCATGTGATAAAGTTATTGCCTATGCCGACCCCGCTACTTCCAATAAGGATAGAGGGCGTGGACGTAACAAACAAGCATCACATAAATCCGTAGTGATTGTAGGCGCCAAAGGTCGCAAAAGATATGTATATAAGGTATGGCTCGACCAAACAAGCAATGCTAAATTTGTCGATTGGTTATACGAAGCCTATTTGTATATGAAAGAAGGGAATGTTGATACACCTCGCATTTGGATTGAAAATAACACACTTCAAAATCCTTTTTACGAGCAAGTGCTTTTACCTCTAATTCAGGAGCGAGCCGATACGTTTGGCTTTTCAATCCCTATCAAAGAAGATACCCGTAAAAAGTCAGATAAGTATTACCGGATAGAGGGGACACTCGAACCGCTTAACCGGTTAGGTAATTTGATTTTTAACAAAGCGGAAAAAGATAATCCGCACATGCAACGTATGGAACAGCAAATGCTCGGAGTTAGCGAAAAAGCGGTTGTAATGGACGGTCCCGATGCACTGGAAGGCGGCGTCTGGATTTTGAATAATAAACACAAAACCTCACGGCTGAATTATGCCGTAGGCAAAATAGACGACAGAAGATTTTAAATGAAAAAATAGCAGTTATGTTTTTAACAAAAAAAGATTTAGGAACGACAATGTATGGCTATCAAATAGACCAAATAATCGACGGACGAGATGATATTGTAGATATAGCACTTGCCGCCGCAGAAGAGGAAATTAGAAGCTATTTGACAGGGAACAATAAAAAGCTTTGGCTCGACGGACGTATCAAATACGATGTCGATGCTATCTTAAAGACAAAAGGTAACGAGAGAAACCCGTTAATTGTTAAGCACGGACTTACCATTGCAAAATGGTGGATAGTTGATTTAGCCAACGCCGACATTATATACGAGCAGGCAAAAGAAAGATATGACCGGACAATCGATTGGCTGACAAAATTAGCCAAAGGCGAACTTACCTTGGGAACATTGCCGGTATTAAAAAATAACGACGATAAAGATAATAACAGTGGCTTTATCTGGGGATCAAGAAAAAAGTTTAATCACGAATTTTAATAGCTATGAGCAAGAAAAAAACAGGAAAAAAGAGACAAACAGGCTTTGTCAATCAAATAGAGCTTAAAACCATCAGTAGGGCAAGAAAAGATATTGCATCTTGGAAACGTGCTTTACGAATGACCGAAATACAAGACAACCCGAAATATTATCTATTGCAACAGCTATACGATGATATTATGTTAGACGCCTTGCTTACCAGCCAATACAAGAACCGGGAGTTAAAGGTATTGTCAGAACCAATAGTAATACTCAACAGCAACGGCAAAGTAGATGAAAAGCAAACAAAGATTATAAATGAAAAAAGTTTTGTTGCCGACATTAACAAAGCTATTTTTGAAGCAAGATTTTACGGCTATTCGTTGATAGAATTTTCCTACGACAAACAAGGAAATTTAGTCGTTGAGAGTATCCCCAGATATAATTTAGATCCAAAAGGGGGCTTTGTTTACCCGGACTATACGGAGGACAAAAAAATAAATTATAGAGAGCTTTCCGAATTTGGCACTTGGATACTTGAATTTAAAGACAAAGGCGATAAATACGGGCTTTTAAATAAAGCCGTGCCTCACGTATTATTCAAAAGATTTGCCCACAGTGCTTATAGCGAATTTGCCGAGATATACGGAATACCTCCCCGAGTGCTTAAAACCGATGTCCAAGATCCGGTAGCTATGCAAAGGGGTAAACAAATGATGCAAGAAATGGGAGCCGCCGCTTGGATGATTATAGATGAATCGGAAGAGTTTGAATTTGCAAGGGGAGTTTCATCAAACGGCGATGTTTATTCAAATTTGATTAATCTATGTAACAATGAACTTTCAATGCTTATTTCTGGGGCTATCATTGGTCAAGATACCAAGAATGGAAGCCGTAGTAAAGATGAATCGTCTCGTAAAATGCTACAAGAACTTATTAATAATGACTTGCAGTGGATTGCACAAAATTGGAACAATATCGTAATCCCGGCGCTTATCAAAATAGGCGAGCTCAAAGGCGACGTATCTTACGGCTATCAGCCCGAAGAAGACTTGGAAGGACTATGGAAAAAAACAACCGAAGCCTTGCCTTATTATGATATTGATCCAAACTGGCTAAAAAGCAAATTTGGAATTGAGATTATAGGCAAACGCAACCAAGGGCAAAACCTTAATCATACCGCTGACGATTTTTTCGATTAAGCCCCGATAAATATTTCGGGGCGTTACACCATAGGTTAGACGAGCTTTATCATAATAATTGTGAAAAATGTGCAAATGAAAGCCTCAACCTAAGCACCGGTAACAGTATTAAAAAACTTTTGAATCCGTATTTAAAAGCCATTTCCAACGCTATTAAAAAACTGCACGAAAAAGGCAATTATAAGCCGGGGGATTTAGCAAATACAAAAGAATACAAAAATCTTATCAAAGCGACTTTTGATGTATTGGAAAAGTCCGTGAGCGACGGCACTTTTTCAAACGCTACTTTACAAAGATTAAGAAAAGATATTTTTTTGTTTTCCGGACTCAAAACACATAACCATTTGCTTGAAGCCGGGAAATTGCTCGTTGATAAGCAAGGAAATTTAAAGCCGTTTGAAAAATGGAAAAAAGAAGTTAGTAAAAATGTAGATGCAAAACATTTAAGGTATTTGCGTGCAGAATATGATTTTGCCGTTGGCAGTGTGCAAATGGCAGAGCGATGGGCAAATCACCGAAAA